ATAGTTACCTCCTCCTTATAGTTAAATATTTTAACTTATTTAAGTTAATAAGTCAATAGTAATTAAAGAAATATTTTCAAATCTATTTCTTTTCCTTATCTTTCAAAATATCTATGGCTTTTAAAATTACATTTGGAACAGGTAGCCCCATAAGCCCAACATTTTCTATGATACTAATACACTCATTAGTTATAAAGCCTATGACAACTGCATCTTTTATATAAGTAGTATGTAGTGTAGTATCAAGCCTGACTGCTACAAGTACTACTAGTAATACTACACCTTTGCGGCATAATCCCTTAAATCCTGCCCTAGATTCAAGTGCTCCATTTTCAGACTTTTTGCTTTTTTTGAAAACACCTGCTACTGTTAAACCTGTTATATAATCTACTGCCATAAATACTAAAAGTGTAATTATAGCCTCACTCCACCCACCAAACATAAACGCTACAAGTCCCCCTATTGTGCCTGTTATAGTATAAAATAATTGTTCTTTCATTTTTAAGCCCCCTACAATTTAAAATACTCGTCTGTTTCCATAAATGCTTTGACTTCTTCCCTACACCAACTAGGTACTTCATCAATAGTACTTCTTCCATACTTTACTCTTGATGCCCAAAACCTTATTTTAGCTAATCTTCTTTTACTAATTTTGCTCATTCTTAGCCTCCTCATTATCCATATCAGTAGCCATAGCATCTGACAATGTATTTAGTCTCGATTCTAGTTTTGCAATTTTATCAACTTCTTTTAATGCAATAGATACAACAGCACTTACTACCTCTCCATGATTATCTCTTGCTATTACAGTATTAAAGAAATCTAATATTAAATCCGTAAGAACATTAACTGTTCCGTCATCATTTTTAATAGTTATTAATTTAGTGTTTTCTTCTGTAAATTTTGGAATAATAATATCCAACTTTGCAAATTTATCTACTTGCACTACAAATGTAGTGCCGTAATGACTTATTACATCAATTTCCGTTTTATCCTTTAAAATTAATTTAGCCATACTTTATTAGTTCCTTTCTTAGTTTAAAAATTCTATTTTAGTTATTATTGTTCTACCATATGTACTTGCATCACTTCCTGTTTTATTAAGAATTGCACCTAATGATAAAAAACAATGTTCGTTAATAGATCCCACATCTATTATTAATTGTCCTGAAGTGTCTAGGTGTTCAGGGCTACTATGAGATGACATTCTGCTACTTTGCCAAACTTCTATTTTTGATGCTAAAACATCTGCACACTCTCCAACTAGATATGCTCCCTGTGGTTTTCCTGCTCCTCTTTGTATTCCTACTGTATAATCTGCTTTTTTACTACTTGCTCTACCTATATAACCATGAATAGCAATTTCTGCTCTGTTATAGCTTAAGGCATAAGGACTTACAACTGAGTATATATGCCTATAAGAAACCACTACCTGCCTATAAGTTGTTAAATTAACAGATGTATTTAATGTTATTCCAATCCCATAATCTCGTTCATCATAATATTGATTCGATAAAAATGTTGTTCCTATATTTAAATTAAATCCACCGTCATATATACCTTTATATCCATAGTCATTCATGGCTCTATAAAAGAATATTTCACCTTTAGCAACAAACCCCTTTTCAGCCACCCCCGATAAAAGCTGACCATCGAAGGTGGCACCGTTAAAAGCCACTTTACTATTTTTATAACCATTAAGCTCGTTTATAGTGTTATTAAGTTGGTTTCGTACATTATTTAACTCATTAGTAGTATTGTTTAATTGGTTTCTTGTATTATTTAAATCATTTTGTATAGGCTCAGGGTGTGGCATTGTACCAACAAGTCCACCGGGCAAATGGACACCTGCCCTTACATTTTGAGGGAGATATTGGCTTGCCTCAATTCCTACCCAATTTATGGCTCCAATTCTCCACCATGCAGGTACTTTTAATAGTAGCTTCCTACCTGAGTAACTACTATCGTAAGAATCAAATACAACAGCTTCATTATTCCAAGCATTGGCTATATCTCTAGCTGTTGGCTTCCATTCTCGCATAGTCCCAACGAGTCTTAGACCATGTTGACTTGTAAAGGTTATACCCTCGTGAACATAACTCGCATTAGCATTTCCTAAATAAGTCCCAGATACTCTAACTCTTGGACTCCACCTCCAATTATTGTTGGTGTCGTCATGATGTCGCCAATATGCTCCCTCATTGAAAGCTGTCATTAAGTTGCCATTTTCCCACCACATATTTAATGCAGCTGATTCTCCACCACGGTTTGTAAGAGCACCTTGTATTTTTACTCCATGTTCACTTGTAAATGTAACATCACTTAGAACATGACCTGCTGTTGCATTTCCCAAATTTCCAGAATCAATACATGTGTGAGGGCGATTATCTCCACGATAATAATATGCATTACCATGTGGAAAATCTATATAAAAAGCTCTACGTCCAAAATCTATACCATACACATTTGACTTGTTTAAGCTAAAATCGTTTAATGATGTATCTATTGCCTGTATAGTTCCTTCAATTACTTCATCATTGCTATCAGTTGTAACAGTATAGCATCCTCTAAGTACTTGAGCCCTTGATGCTGTTACATCATCTGAGGATATACCACCACTTCCACCTTGCTGTAAGATAAAATCTGCCATTTTATACCCCCTTTGCTGTTAGATAAATATCAGCAACCGGTTTCTTATTAGCACAGTAGGCTCTTATTTTGCCCTCAAGTGATTCTATTCTATCAACACAAGACCATGCTTTTTTCATTAATCTGACATACTGTGCATTGTTAATGTGGTTAGATGTATCTAATCCCACCACGGAACTATCAGACGATTTTACGCCTGCCACTGCTACTTCTTGCGTAAAGGGAGCTGTATTGCTCCAATTAGACGCTAGTAAGACGAAGTTTTTAGTACTAGCTAGGTTATTAATAGCTGTATTTGTTGCATTAATATCTTCAGCACTAAAAGTATCTCCGACCTTTGTATAATTAGTACTGTCTAGGATTTCATATTTCCCCTCAGCATCTTGATTTATTTTATATTTCCTATTTCCCTCAAAAATATCATCACTATAATCTGTTTTTAGTGCCATTTTACCTCCTATTTCCTAGTATTTTTTTCCCTAAAGAAAAAGACAGCCTTGGCTGTCCACTTATCATACTGTTATACATATCCCATAAATCATATAAAATTTTCTCAATGTCATTTGCTTGGTAAATATTTTGATATGTTATTTTCACAGGATTGGCAGGAGTTGAATGCTTAGAAAAATATGCATCTCTTACTGTCTTTATATTCCTAAGTAGCCTTTCCATTTCTGCCTCTGTTCTAAAATCTTCCATTTTCCAAACTTTTTTGTTTATTTTAATACCGAATAGGTTAGCCAAGTTTTCACAAGCATCTTCTATGCGATTAAGGTCTGTATAAGCTATATATGCCCTATCAGCGTCATTGTCTAAGTCTAGTTGTGTTCTGTCAAATATTAAAGATTCAAATACACTACTCATCGAATTACCACCTCTGCTGTTATTTCATTTCTACTAAATTTAAAATCAAGTTTTGTTATAGTACCATTTCTTAGTCCTTTAAAAGTATTAACTTCTACATAATCACCTAGTTCATGATTATCAACTATAAGCCTACAAGATATACTTTCATTCCTCAAACAGTTCTCATAAACTCTGTTAAGTACTTGAGTAGCATTACTTGCAGTTACTAATGTCGCATTTTTAATTTCTGCAATATTTTTATTGTGTGTAATCATTTCATTTTCTTTAATTAATGTAGTTGTATTGTGAATATACTTTTTCCCATATAGTATAACTTCATTACCATTTCCTGTTATATTTGCATAGTTATGTCCACTACTACTTATTCTACCTCCGTTTATACTAAGTTCATAAGCAGGGTCTCCAAACTCAACTTTTATAGCACCATTAACTTTACCTTTGTACAGTTCTGCAACCTCATTACCTGCTACATAGTTATGTACTGTAAGTTTTACACCTGTTACTACCTCGCTATGGGCAAATGCTAGTTGTGTAAATAATTCATCATCTTTAATTTTTTGGCTATTCTCAGAGCGTGGGGGATATAAATATAAATTTCTATCATAACTAGTATCTACAATAGCTCCTATTGCAAATGCTACTTGTTGCAAAGCTACTCTTTTTGAGCAAATAGGTAAATATCCACTTATAGAAATACTCTTAAATGTATCATCTATAAAAAATGGTATATTTTCATCTTGCATAATTTCAGATATTAAAGTATTAACTTTTATATTTTCATATACCCCACCCATAAAAACAGTACCGTCAAGTAAGCCAACTGCATCATGTGTTTCCATAGAATATCGGTCTTCACTTAATTGTTTACCGTTTTTTAGGTAGAATATCCCCAAAATAGCCTCATCAAAATACAATGTTTGCTTTTGCTTTTTCTGAAACTCAAAATCATATCCTGTTTTATCTCTTACAGTAAAATCCATTGTATTTATACTTATCTGCTTTGATATTTCATCAATCTCAATAAGACAATTAATATCTTCTATCTCATCATCTTTAAATACTCTAACTAATCCCCAAGTTACATTAGTTATAAAGACATTTCTAAAAGGCTTACTAGTTTCTAAAAATGTAATCTCTACTCTATTATAGTTGTCAACCACTCCATAACAAAAATAATCATAGCTATTAGGATAATATATCTCCTCTTTTAATAAAGTACTACCTCTAAACCACTTTATACTCAACTTACTACAATAATCTAAACTATAATCATTAAATCTAAGACTTAATCCAACGCTTGAATAGTTATGATTAAATGCAAACGAAATTACAACAGGATTATCAAATTTGCCAACAGCATTAGATATACTCCTGCTTACATAACCCATATTTTCTAATTTTTTAGGCGTATTACTATAATTTCCGTCAAGCTTAGCATATCTAGGTAAACACATAGCATAATTAGGATACTCTACTTGTGATTTTAAATTCTCTAAATTTACAAACTCTCTCATGTCCTTAGTTGCAATATGACTATCTTCTTTAGCACCTAATGCTATGTCATCGTATACAATTTTAAGACCCCCTGCATCGGAAAGCCTTTGATTTTTAATTGATGAAATCCAAACATATCTATATGGTTTATTTGTCTCAAAAAAAGATATTACTAACTTATTAAACAACTTTATCTTAGCATTACAAAAGTACTCTACATCATTCGGAGTATATTCTTGTTCATTTACTAATGTATCATCTTTATACCACTTTATATTAAGCTTATTACAGTAATCATTTGAAAGTCTATTAAAGACAAACAAAACTCCATTGCTTGTTTTCATTCTATCGTAGGTTATTGTAATCATAGGTATATTATCAAACTTACCAAGTTTACTTGATAAACTATCACTTATATATCCATTTTTTGCTTGTGGTATAACATTAGGTGTATTAATATAAGAGCCATTAAGTTTAGTATATCTCGGTAAGCAGTAGGCATAAGGTTGTATAGCATTTATACCTGATATAATATCATCAGTAGTGGAATAAAAATTTTGTTGATTAGTTTCTACTCTAGTATCCCATTTCATTCTAATGTCTCCTTTGAGGACTCATAGCTATAAAATTAATTGTAAGCCCCTCTTTCATACCCCAATAATTTTTACCATTTCTAATAAGTAAATCATCTTCTCCTTGTGTTATATAAGCTGTAAATGTCAAAGTTTCATTTGCAAATGGTACTGTTAAAGTGTGTTTATCCTTACTTGGGTTTGATATAGCCTCATAAAAATTATTATATGAATCCATATCAGATATAACAGGCATTACTTTTATTGTATAATTATAGAAAGTCCCTATAATATCCCTATGCATAGCATAATCTGCTGTGCGTCCTGAATTGCCAGTATCTGTAACAGCAAACTTTCTTTTCAATTCTAGTACTCTAATATTATAAGTTTTTCCGTCTAGTGAAAATATCCCCTGCTCCATTACATACCTCCGGTAACAATTAAATTTACACCCTGCCTGCTTGATTCTTTATCTAGTTCAGGCTTTAGAATTCTAGCTATATTACCGAGCGAACCCTCAAATTTTAAAACAATCTGTCTAGGTTCTTTGTTGCTTTGACCGAAATCTATATTATTTGCTAAGCGAGTTAATAGTTCTTCATTATCAAATCTTCCACTTCTTAAACTCTCTATAAAACCTGCGTGTGGTGGAATTACAAATCCTTTTGCTACATTTGGTATGTAAGATGTTGCATTAGGTATATTTAAGCCGACAGGAACTTTTATATCCACTCCATTAAACACATCAGTTATACTTTCTAGCCATTTCATAGCCTCACTTTTTGAAGTATTAGCCATATCAGCTAAACCGGCATTAAAACCTTTTACCACATATTCTGCAATAGATTTAAACTCTCTTGACGGAGAATGTATATCAAGTTCATCTTTAGCCTCATTTACAAGATCAGATGCCCAACTTGATATAGCACTTTTAGCCAAATGTGCAAAAGCTGATATACCTGCTGCAAAACCCTCATTTACTCTTTTTGCTATATTTTTAAAAGTGCTATATAATCCATTATCACTTGTAATATCTGAGTTGCCGTAAAACCATGTAGCAACATTTTTAGCCCAATCTTGCATAACATTTTGTGTATCTGTATAGCTTGTACTTATCTTAGATTTAAATGCATCAATTATATATGACGCAAACTTTGTCCAAGACTCTTTATTTACTCCTTTACTATCTTTATCTCCTACAAACCACTTTCTTATATTCTCTGCCCAAAGTTCTACATTATTTTGAACTTCATTGTGAGATGAACTAACTTTCTCCTTAAATCCTGTTATAGTATCTGATGCGAATTTAGACCAAGATTCTTTGTTTACACCCTTAGAATTACCTGAGCCTAGAAACCAATCTCTTATACCTTTTGCCCAAGACTCAATAGGCGATTTTGTTTCAGTATTACTTGAAGTAGTTTTACTTTTAAACCCTGCTATAACATCTCCTGCAAACTTAATCCAAGATTCCTTATTTACACCTTTAGAATTACTAGAACCTATAAACCAATCTCTTATGCCTTTTGCCCAAGACTCAATAGGATTTTGGGAAGTTTTATATTTTCCTTTAGTTTCAGTATTAAAACTATTTATTGTATTATCTGCCCACTGTTTAGACTCTCTTGATTCATTACTGTTTAAACCTAGTATTGAAGAAAACCAACTACTTACGCCCTTTGCCCAAGATTGTATTATAGGTTGTGTAGTAGGTTGACTATTAGAAATGCCTTGGTTAAAACCTTTTACAACAAATTCACCGATACTATTCAATACCTTTGACGGCCCTTGAATACCTAATAAATCCTTTACGCCTTTTATAAATGGATCTGTCATATATTGCTTTATAAATTCAACAGGAGCAGTAAAAAAGTCTTTTATACCTTTACAGAATCCGTCCCATATATCCTTACCCATTTCAGCCATAACTGTTGACGGACTATGAATTCCTAATGCATTTTTAAATGCCTCAATAAAAGGTTTTACGGCATTGTCATAAACCCAATTCGCTATCCCTACTACTGCGTCAGTTATACCTTTTAGTATCCCTGCCCATATATTACCACCACATTCTTCAATTTTCTTTTGAAAATACTGTTTTGCTCCTGTAACACCATTACTTACTAAAGTTCCTAGAACCTTTGCCAATACTCCAAATGCACTACCAAGAGCTGAGCCAAATAAAGTAGCAAGTTGACTAGCTATGCCAAGCCAATTTATTTTTGATAAAACAGTTAATATCCCATTTCCAAATGAACTCCAATCAGTTTTTTGAACAAAGGAAATAAGCCCTTTGAGAAAACCAGATACAATGTCATTTATAACTGTTCCTATTTTTTCCCATTCTAATTTTTGATAAAAGTTACTCAAACTAGTAGCTAAACCTGTTGCGAACTTATCCCAATTACTTGGAAAATCAAAAGCTAATATTGCATCAAGAAGTCCATTTATAATATCAGCAACCGTAGTTCCTGCACTTGCCCATTCAAAGTTTTGAAAAAAAGTACCTATACTAGTAGAAAGCTTAGAACCAAAATCAGTCCAATCAAAATTGGTAACAAAATCATCTAGCATCTGAAATAGCCCATTAAAACTTGTAGCAAATAAAAGCCCTAACTCTGCCCAATTTATTTCATTAATTAAGCCTGTTATAGCATCTGATATGGCTTTGCCTATCTCTCCCCATTGTACTGTTTCTACAAAACCTAAAAGTGCTGAAATTTTAGCTTGAAAATAAGCTCCAATAGTAGCACCAAATAATCCCCAATCAACAGTTGTAACTAAGCTATTTAGTCCTCTACCTAATGCTTGACCTAGCTCTCTCCATTGTATTTGAGTTAGTAATAAGTACAATGTATTTGATATTGTATTAATTCCCTCGCCTAGAGCAGCTCCTATATTTTCCCATTTTATTGTTCTTATAAGTGAATTAAAAGTTGTAGTAAAAGCTGTAACAAATCCACTAATTTTACCACCTATACTATCCCACTTTATAAAATCTGTGAACTTACTTACAGCATCATTTATGGTATTTCCTAAAAACTGTCCTAATCCATTCCAATCTCCAGCCTTAAAAAGCTCCTTGAGCCTATTCGCAAAATCACTAATACCTTTTGATATTTCAACAGTTTCAAACATATCAGCAGGGTTAGGTGCTGAACTTCCTCCTGCATTTCCACTACCACCACTTGCTTTATTCTCATCAAGTTGTATCTGTATAAGTTCATCAAAAGGTGCTAAGGCTTTCTTAGCCTCTTTTCCTGCCTGCTTTGCAGCACCACCTGTTCCTTTTAAACTTTTGGCATAATCCTCATTAACTTTTTTAGCTCTTATAAATGTTGATTTACCACCAAGTGCAGAAAAGAATTGATTTACATAACCTATCGCAGTTGCAAGTATATTTATAAGAGTATTTAATATAGGAGCTACAATAGATAAAATAGGAGCAAAGGCAGCTGCAAAGCTATTCTTAAGATATGTCATTGAACTCATAAGCCCTGAAAGAGTTTGATTTACATCTTCCGAATATTGAACTAAATTTTTAAAACCGTCCCTTATACCTTGTATAGCTGCTCTCATAGCCATTCGTATAAGCAATAATTTAAACATATTAGATAACCTAAGTATGCCCTTTCCTGCTATACTACCACTCTTATTTAGTTGTTTAAGATGGTTTACTAAGTTTTGTACTTTACTTACAAGTTTGCCACCTAGGTATTTACCAAAATTTACTGCAGCTCTTGTTGCAGCTAAAAATGCATTTTTGGCAATACGAGCAACTGCTCCTAATGCTTGAACAGCTTTCTTAGAAACAAAACTCATCGCTCTTCCTGTTGCTTTTAGAGCATTTGTAAAAACATTTGTTTTATTTGTAGAATCCGATGTTTCCTGCTTTGTTTCTGCCAACCTTTGTCTATACACATCAAGCTGATCACTTAGCTTATCCAATTCCTCAACTTTTTTTCTATAACTTTCACTATCTTCTCCACTAGTAAAAGCCTTTTCACTATTTACTAGTTGCTCTTTTTCGTTTCTGTATGTTCTAAGTTGCTCTGTAAGGTTTGCTATATCATACTCAAGACTTTTAAAACTGTTAGAATTAACATTAGCTCCTAAATCTTGCATTTTGTATTTACGCTCAAGCAGTCTTTCAAGTTTGGCAGCTGTTATATCAATCTGCTTATTGTACCAAGTATACATATCAGTAGGTATTTTAGCATTGCCGAGTTTTGTGAGTTCTGCTGATAAATTTTTTATCTTTTTTTCTGTTCTTGCAATCTGATTTTCTAAGTTTATAACTTTAGAACTCTTATCAAAGGTAAAATCAATCTGATTTCCTACTTTAAATAAGCTATTTTTAAATGCTGTCAAAGCTTGTTTAAGAGTTTTCATTCCGGTTCTAAAACCGTCTGTTACTATCTTTGTATCAAACTTTAAACTTCCGTCATACCCACTAGCAGACATATTTTCCCTCCTTTCACAAGTTTATTTCAATAATCTCTCCCAATAATCTATTTCTTCCTGCTCTTCTTTTGTATATCTTTTCTTAATATTGCACATTGATTTGTTATCCCTATAAAACTCTAGTTCCCAACTTTCAAGTTTCTTGCCTTTACGTCTTTTTTGCCTAATAGATATTATTGTAGAAAGTGTACTGTTTTCTATCTCCGTAAAATATCCCATGAAAGTCCACCAATGCATATAAGATGAGGCTCTTATCTCATAGCCTGCAATCTTATTTATCGCAGAAAATATAAGAGCCTCATCTTGTTCCCAATCAATTAGTTTAACTTGTTTGACTTCTTTAGTGTCAGTTCTTCCACAATCAACAAACCATTTAGCCTCTTTTGCAGCCTCTTGCAATGAATCTTTAGCTATACTATCAAAACTACTTCCAAAAAGTCTTTTTAAGAGTATGTAAAGTTTTTCACTATCACTAAGCTCAGGGTCTTCACAAGCTGAAAGAAACATAAGTATATTTCGATAGTCTGTATTTATTTTATATTCCATACCATTAACTAAAAGACTTTCCGGAAGTTTTCCTATCATTAATTTGTATCCTCAAGATATTTTTCAAGTTTAGAACTATTAGACTTATTGTATTTTTCTAATGCAGGCTTTAAGATTTCCAGTAATCCGTCAAATACAGCCTCAAATAAATACTTCTTACCAACTATACAAAGTGGAGATTGACCATTAAAAATGGTATCAAATACGTCTGCATTAAATATTTCATTGAAAGCATTTCTCATAGTCTTTGTAGATTCGGTTACATAAGCTCCTGCTTGTTCTAAGTCGCTTTTCATACTGCCGTCGGCATTTAATTCAAGCCCCTCCGGAACTTCATAACTAGCAAAAAACTCCTGTGCTTTCAAAAGCCTATTAACTATTTCAGGGTCAGCCGGATTAAATCTTATAATCCTGTTTGCATCTCCATTTATGGTAAAGCTTTCAAATCCATTATCAAATGATAAATTCTTCATTTTGTACCTCCTTAAGCACTAGGTGTAAACTTCTTTGTTGTCAGCTCAAACTTACCTTTTACTCTATTTCCTGTATAATGAATATTAAAAGGTATCTGATAACCCGTAGTATTTCCTCCATAGCTTGATACCTCTATTATCGCCTCTTCTCTATATGCTGTAAAAGTTTTGGGTGTTCCGGTATCCTCGTCCCATAAGTGAACTTCAACTATATCAGTAACTAGATCACTTAGAGTTTGTCTTTCATCAATTATCGCTTGTAGTCTAGTAAAAAGAGGCTCTCCCTCTACTGCATAATAAGGTTCAACTGATGCTTGTGGTTGGTAGCTATCTAGGTTTACTGAGGTTTCGCCTAGTATATTATTTTTAGTTTCTACATTAGCATTCATTTCAACATTATGCTCTTCAAGGTCTGAACCTAGTCTAACATAAGCAGCAGTTGTCGCCCCCGGTGCCGCTGTATTGATAAAATGTGCCATAAATTGTCGTTTGATTTTTCCTGCCATTATTAATTCTCACTTTCTAATATGTATTCTGCGTATATCTGAATTTGATATATTATTCCGTCACTTATAGTTTCTCCTACAAGTCCCATGCTCATTGCATTTGCACACCTTGCTTTTATAAACTTACTATTTATAGCCTTTTCATTTATTTCAGTTATAAACTCTTCAACTTCAAGGTTTTCTAACCAATGTGATAATTCATACAAAAAGTTACTGTTTTCTAATCTGTTATAATCTGTATAAGACTTACTTATAGCATACATAGCAAAGTTATGTTGCCTTGTTTGATTACCTAGTATATCTTCTTTTATCAAGCTATCCCCTGTACTTGATAATCCATAATTAGTTGGGGTTGGCTCTGTAAAATCTATATGAATATCATCATTTAATAAAAAATCTGATATTTTAGGATACTTGCTAAGCTTAGTCTTCATAAAGTCTATAATTGTCATCTTACACCTCTATTTATAAGTGCTTGAGCAGCTTTAATAATATCTTTTTTATGGTCAGCTTTCATTCTATCAAAGAACTTTTTACCTCTCATAGGTGCTCCGAAATAGGTAAGTTCCTTACTAGTTGGTACTTTAACCTCATCTTTCTTAGCCCAAGCACTACCTGTGGTAGGAGATACATATAAAATACCCTCATGCAAATAATGTGCATAAGGTGTTTTTATATTTATTTCTCCCTTTCCTATTGTGGTAGATAGATTCATTGAATGTATTAGCTCTCCTGCTTGTCTACGAGGCATATAGTCTGACATATATCGCATAATTTCAGAATCTATGAATTTTTGTATCTCGCCATTCTCTTTTAGTCCTTTTTTATTAAGTATAAAATCAGAGGACTTTATATCAAGCTTTCCGTCAAACATAATACTCCTTTATTTACAAGATAATTCATAATGCCAAACTGATTTGCTACCATATAGCCTTTCTGCTACTGACGCTAGTGTTAAAGCCCCCAATTTAGCCCTTAGTTTATCCAATGATTGCGACATTGTAGCTTGGGTAGTACAGTCTATATCCTCATCTATCACACCCTTAATAACTAAGTCTTTTCCTTTTGTAAAATCTAATTTATTTTTAATACTGCTAAAAGGTATTAAAACCATAGCATTACAAGCATTGCGTTGACCTGTCTTAAGGAATGTAGATTGTTCTATATCTTCCCAATACACACTTCTTATAATATGTTTTTTATATCTTTCTGTCTTACCCTCTTTACTGTATAAATACAGTGTTATATCTGCATTAGTAAACATAGTCATACTCCACTGTATAAAAGCCCAGTATTAGCAAGCCATTTTGTTATAATACTTTTTTGTCTAATTCTATCAGTTTTTAAAGTATCAGTTTTTGACTCAAAATGTACCAAATATGACCCAATTTTTTCAGATGTTTTATTCCCTAAATCATTATTTTGTTCACTCAAAAACAAACTCTCTGCTAGCTCACAACAACACATCTTAACATTTTCAGTTATTTCTGATTCTTCTAAAAGCCTATTAAACGTAAATGAATCTATAATTCTACTTGCTTGCATTGAAAAGAATAAAAAGCCGGCTTTGATAACCGGCTCTTTTCCTAAAAGGTAATTAATCTTGTAGAAATTCTCATCAGCGTATACTCCACTCATAAACTCTACCTACTTTTCTATCTTTTTACCTATTTTTGGACTTTCATTCTCAGCTTTTAAATTCTCAATTTCAGTTTTTAGGCTTTCATTCTCGGCTTTCAAACTTTCAATCGTTGCCCTCAATGTATCCACATTATCAATAGAGTCTATTTCAGCTCCTACACCTACCGTTTTCATGTTCTCTCCTTTCTAAGCTTTATGCTTTATGGCTTAAATAAATACCTGCTACTTTATTTTTATACACATCAACAAGTCCATACTTACGATACTTTGAAATGTATGCATCTGAATCAGGGTTGTTTGCAGGTACGATTATATCTGATGCTATATGCTTATCAAACTTTATGATTGCAGGTTTATGTATTACCATAAAGTTTATATCCTTACCTGTTGTAGCCTTTTTATAATGTCCAACCTCTTCCCCTGAGCTTTTTCCGTCAAGTAAATCAATAGCAGTATAGAATCTACTTTGTGGTACAGCTTTCATAATTTGAAATATAGCAAGAACCTCCCTAGATTTAATAGTGTCAAGTGCCATAACACTATTAAGTAGTGTAGGAGTTGCGTATAGTATTCTATTTTCCTCAGGTACTTCATCTTCGTCCATAACGTTTTTAGCATCTAACAAAGCAGCTAAAAACTGTTCTGCTGATGTATAAGTAGTTGGAGTTGCTTTTGATATACCTGTAATTCCTGAAAGTGTAGCAAAAGTAAATGCATCAGCCTCTGGAGCTACTTTTGTTCTTTGTAGTTCTGCTCCTGCCATACCAAATGCAATATTAAAAGTTTCCTCATCGTCCATAGTATCAACTGATATTTTAGTACCTCTGTCATAATTAAACTTTGTTGATTGCCATTTTACATCTACTGCTCCCTGTGTATATCCACTACTTCTGCTATAATCTCCAAGACCTGTTACATTAATCTGTGGATACAAAATCTCATTTGCATTAGCACCTGCTCTCATCATTGTTGCATCACTTATAAGATCTACTGTAACAGATGCATTTCTATACACTTCATCAAGTGCATCTACATAATCCTTTGCTAAAACAATATTATTAGCCATTAATTATACCTCTTTCTTATTTATTTTCTTTTGTTGCTGAAAGTCCCATAGCTAGCCTCATAGATTGGCTAACTGTACTTGTACTTCCTGTATTACTTCCTGTTGGGCTAATTGGATTCTTAATAGGCTCATCGCTACCAAACAAATAACTATTTTCTTTCTGACAAGCCTCTATTGCTGATTTAATGTCAGCATCTCGGTTTTTACTATTCTTTAGAGATTCTATATCAAGTAGGGCTTTTATAGCTTTTGTATTTCTACCACCTAGAGAGTTTATAGCTGTATCAATGCTACTACTTAACTGCATATCAGCTATTCTACTCTCATATTCAAGTGTAGATTTCTCATATTTAGTTTTATACTCTTCTACTTGGCTCTTTACTTGGTCATAGTCCTTAAAACCCTCAATAGTAACATTAGCCTCTTTAAGCTGTGTTTTTACCTGTTCAAGCTCTGATTTAACAGTTGTAACTTCACTCTTAGCATTTTCAATATCTTTACCGTTTTCATCTATGATACTGTCTATCTGCTCCTTAGTGAGTCCTAATTCCTCTAAAAATTTGCGTTTCATATCTAATTCCTTTCTCCACTACGCTTTTTTACATGGTTGCACCACTTGTGCCGACTGTTTTACGTCTAATCAGCTGACAAATTTGTATTAAAAAAGCACCTGACTAATCAGATGCCTTTAAAACTATAACCATTAGCACATTCCCCAAATGGGTCTTCTATTTTATTCTTAATAATATCACTGCTCAAACCATGGGGATAAGCATTACAGGAAAATTCCGTTCCATGACGATTCTTGCATGTATTACATGGTATGAAAATACTGTATGAGGGTATACTCATTGCCATTCTGAAACCTAATTTTTCATGCTCTGATAATCCGTTATAATATTTTTCCTTATCTTCATTAGATAGATTCCAAAACTCTTTTAATGTTAAAGCCAAACCCTAAACCTCCTCCATATATATATTATTTCCCTCTCTTTTTTTGATAAAAAATACTGTTCCACGTCTAAATATTACTTCTTTTTCCATTTCATTATAAGAAGTCATATCCTTACCGTGTTTACTTAATATAACTAATTGATATTCCATGTCCTTATCATACACCTCTAATGAGGTTGATGTAAAGCCATTGTACACAACTACATTCCCCTCTGTATGTTCACTTTCAAATTTGTTAATATCTTGAATATTATCTTTACTAACTGAGCGATAAACTGTTCCTTTATACTCTGGGAGTTTTAATATTGCTTTGTCAATCCCTCTCATAATGGTTCTATCATCTGCACTTAATTCCTCTTGATTTCTTAGCTTTTGATTTAATAAATAACTTTTAAAGGACATTGATATATTTAAATAATATCTATCTTCATCAGTTATATTACCATTATTCACTCCCATTTTCATATCTGCATATATTGAAACATTAGGAACTTTTCTAGGAACTTTTAACCTCTCAAGTTGTTGTCTAAGTCCCATAGCTTTTGAAAATTCAGCGTACTCTCTTTTAACTGCTCTAAGCCTACATTTAGCATTAGTTAATGTATCCTTATCAACTTCTGCTTTTTCAAGTAACTTAACATCTTGACTTCTTTTTCTAATAGTTCTCTCAAGCTTTCTTTGATGTTGTAGTGCAGCATAGGCATCATATCCTTTATTTTTATATTCTATTCTTGTATTTTCTTTGCGATTTTGATCTTCTAACCACTCATCGGTATACTTTCTCTTAGACACTCCCAGAATAAATGGAAATCTTATATGATAGCAGTTAATTCCTGCAAATCCTAGCATATCGCCACAACCACAAACTGTTACCATTTCTTTATCATTGTAAACCTTACCTTGCCAAGACTGATGATTTACTATGCCTACCCCCTTATTCCTAGCTCCAAAATGCCAATCAACTTCCCAATGATTTGTTCCGAGTTCTTTTGCATTATGCTCATTTATTTTATCCACCATTTGAGTAACACCAGTCATTACAGCTCGTCTTGCAGCCACCTCTATTCTATCAGTCTTTCCGGATTCATAATTTACCACCCTTAATCCACTACTTGACATTTCGTCTATCACTTCTTCAATAGCTTGGCTATATGTATGATTACCACTAGCTATGCCTAACATAGCTTTATCAAGGCTATCAGAAAAATACTTTGATAGTGGAGTAAAACCTGCTCTTGTTCTAAAACCTGTTGTCTTTGTTAAGTTTTCAAACGGCTTTAAATTATCTTTTGTTTGGTTTTTTGCTGCCTCAACAACCTGCTTTAAAAAGTCATTTTCCTCTAAAGGTAAATAATCCTTGCCTACACTGTCATAAAGCTCTTTATTTTGTATATAATCCATTTCTATTGCAGTTTTATAAATATTGTCTACACTTATATCACTATCTTTTAAGGCTCTTTCAATAAACTGTCTTATTTCCTTTTTACTCTTGCCTAATTCATAGAGTCTGTTAAGTTTACTATTAATCAAAGGTGTTATCTTAGATGCATTTTTAATTCTTTCAACAACATCAGACATAACTGATAATTCAAGATTAGACATTATCTTTTCAATGGGCTTAGGTAGTTTTTCCATTTCTTCAGGAGTCATAAGCTTACTCCTCTGTCAAAACTTGATTAGGCAATTTCTTTTTAGCTTCTTCCAGCGTTTCTCCATACCACTTAGCTCTATATTCTTCAAGAGACATTACTCCCATAGCTACATCACTTCTATCTTGTTGTCTTTCAGTTTCTTCATCTACTAAAATAGAGTCCTTGAAATTACAGATAAACTCATATCCGGTTTTAGTCATTCCATTATAGAAAGCAAGTGCATACGCTAAATCTTCAAGACAATCTCTCAGATTAGCTTGTATGGCTTTAACCATATTGTACTTACGCTTTTTAGCTATTTTAGCCTCTGTTGCAGTCTTATCTACATCACTTACATCAGATAAATCTCCATAAGATAAACAGCAGTTAAATTCTATACGTCTAAGATATGCATTAAGACCATTGATTATATTTAAATCTCTAAATTCAGGACTATATTCTTTATATAAATCTTCACTTCCGGACATTTGAAGATTTAATCCTTTGTATAATCTTTTATTTAGCTTAGGCATTACATATTCACTTTTATCCGACTTTCCATTTGTTAATACAGGTACAGCCTGTAAAGCTGTCATATCAACATGTACAACCCTCTCGCCACTTTCAAATTCCCAATCAAGCCTTGCAAATTGTGTATCAGTTTTCTTTATAAGGTCTATTGAGGTATCATATATTGATACCCCACAAGGAGAATCATCTATACTATTTCTAATAGGATTTCTATAATATCCAAAGTCAGGCTTTTCAACTCCAATATATAAAATATCTTGTGGAAGATTAGCCCATTCATCTTGTATGGATAGTTCCACACTCGTTCCTAGTGAGCCTTGACATGAAGATTTATAAGCTTTATTTTGTATTCTTAATGTCTTATCTTCTTTCCATTCATGGAATTCAAGACGGTGTAAAAATGTATGCTTATCAATCTGCTTAGTTTGTACAAACACAACCGATGTAAGTCTATTTTGTGCATTAAAAGAAAGTGGTATAAACCTATCAGCCGCCACATACTCAACACTACTACCACCTAAGGGCTTTACACAAAAAGAACCAAGCCCTAAGCCATATTGCAGATTTTCATTTAAATCTTTTATAGCTGCTTGGTAGATCTTATCTAGTTCTTCAACTGATATGCTTGATTCCATTTCATTTAAACAAACATTAGCATGTTCTCTACATATTCCCTGCTCAATCTGTAATGAAATAACATTATCTACTATCCAAGGTGCATTACCTTTATACATGCTAGCCCACAGTTCAACTTTGGAAGTCATATTATCGCTAAGTGCAGTATTCCCTAGCCTTGGCTTTATCTCATCAACTTTGAACATTTTTTTGATTGCCCCCTTTATAATCTCCCATAATTCTTTTAGCATACACTAATTATTGTCCTTTCTTTCTCCATATACGGTTAGTTGCATATCTTACTGCATCTATACAATGGTCATTACCGTCAGGATAACCACTTATAACATTCCCCTCTTTATCCCTCTCATATTCATAGTCTAAAAACTCCTGTGCAGCTTTAGGGCATCTAATATTGTCTATAATTATCTCTCTTAAAGACTGTAACCACTTATAGGAATATTCTCGACTTCCGGGACCTTTCTCTGCCACTCTTGCAAATAGACCATAAGCCCTATAATCTCCAACTGACTTTTCTTCTGCACTATCACAAGTTATAAGGTCGTTGCCTGTAATACCGAGTTCTATAAGCTTATCTGCTGTTTGTCTGTTACTTTGTTTATTACAAGTGTATTCTTGAAATACATATAATCTATGCTGTGCAGGTTCATAATGCACTCTCAAAAATGCGTAAGGGTCTGGATACCAACCCCAATCCACACCGTTTAGAATGTGGTCAAACTGTCCTATCTCCTCATTAGTTATTTCTCTTATTGATACATTATCAAACACATTGCCACCACTTCCATTTGCAACCCCTAGGTACTCATTTTCATAAGCATCAGGATTAGTTTCCTTTAAAAATTCTGCTTCATCAATAAATGGCTTACCTAACCACTTAGCAGGTACTTGTGTATAATTGCTTTCTGTTATAAGCCTTGTTTCTTTTGGTACTTTTATATATTTATTAGCCCAATTACTAGCTGTTTTGGGTGGGTTAAATGACTTAAATATATAAGCAGTATCTCCACCTCGAATGACTGACTGTTCTATTTTTCTTACCGATTCTGCTCCGATAAACTGATCTAGTTCCTCAAACCAAAGTAAGCCTATATATCCGAAAGGCACTTTAATTGACTTAAGCTTTCCCGGGTCATCAGCTCCACGAAAATATATTTTTTGATTGGTTGCTTTTCTTGTTATCTCCATGGGAGACACCGTACAATGGAAGTCATCATTTAAATCAAGCACATCAATAGCCCATATTATCTGCTGATATACTGAGCCCCTAAGCGTATCAGCTACTTGTCGCATTACGACAGCGTGTATATTATCATCTGACATAATTAAATCTATTATCTGTAAAGATACAAAAGACGATTTTGCAGAACCCCTACCCCCCGGAAATACATATTCAGTATGTGCATGTTCATGTATATCAAAAACAACTGATGCAAATGCAGGAGCTATCACAGTTGCAGGAAGTCCTTTATATTTTATCAGTTGTTCATTATCTAAGTTGTTGTCTTTTCTCATATTCTCAGTTTGTGTTTTCAAATGCTCTGCTTGTGCTTTTAAATACTCAATTTTTGCCCTATTAACTTTATCGTCTATATCAGTTTTGCCTTCTTGTCCGATAGTATTTCTTATAATTTCATATGCTCTTACATCTCCGTCTAGTGCTTTTTTTATAATCGCAGCGTTGAGTGCGTTCTCATAAGTATCATCGACTTCAAGATCTTCTAAAAGATTTTTCCACTCTTGACTATTAGTTTTAAGTGGCAGCAGGGCTAATAAAGTTTTTTTAAAGTTAGCCTTTTTTCTTCTTGATATGCCTGAGGCTTTGCCTGCTATCCTCGCTAATTCTTGGCGTTCACTCGGTGTTCTCTTATCATTTTGTCCTTTTATGTTTTCATAATTTGCCAATCACCTCACTCTCCTTTACCAATCTAAATTTTTATATAACAAAAAAGACTAGCTATTTATTAGCCAGCCTTCTTTACTGTGTCTGAGTTTCACCACAATTCTAAATATAAGGAGGATTATGAAAAAAAAATGTAGAAAATGTATTATGCCTTACAAATCTTCATTTTTAATAATACACGCACAAAACGCACAGTCAAGAACTTTTTTTGAAAAATCTTTCAACTAATACTCGCCCCCAACTAGGCGTCTTACCAAACTGCCTACCTATTTGCTCCCATGACAAATTTTCAATATACCTTTTTCTTAAAATTAGTCTAATCTGAGTATCAGATAGTGATGCTATATAATCTTCAACTTGTAAAATCAAATCTTCATTCTTTTGTTTTTGATTAGTATATTTTTCCCTAAGTTTTCTTAGTCTGATTTTTATTCTATCAAGTTCATTTATTGGTAGTCCTGTAATTCGTATCGAACCGAAAGTGCCGTCCTTTCGAGTTCCCTCTACGCTGTCAGACACTAAAACAGTTTCAAGTTCTTTCTCTTTTAGCTCAAGTCTTTTAATTCGTTTTTCAATATCCAAAAGCTCAAGTTTAAATAAATTATATTTCGATAAAATCTCCCTATCCATAATAAAACCTCTTTTAATTTATTTTAAAACTCCAATATTGCTAGCAATAGCATAGCCATACTCCTGATTACAGCTTTTTGAATCTTTCCAACCGTCTATCATATAGATAAAATCACACATATCAAGTAGTCGAAAGCGTATTGACATATATTCTTCATCTTCTGCATTGTAACAAAATACTTTATTTAGCCATGTATGATTTACTAAATTAGTACTTGGATACTCCTGTTTTAAATAGTTTTCAGCCTTTTCAAAATCCTCTTTATAATTTTTATTTCCGTTAATAGCTCCACTTATATATATTCTCATTCCTGTTTCTCCTTAACCCTTTTATTTTTTAAGGTGGCGAATTCGACTCCTTTAAAACTTACAAAGTGTTACATTTTGTAAGCACTTCTCTTAATGTTACCTCTACTCTTGGATTTTCGCCATATTGCTTAAGTACACTTAATTTACAAACTTGTGAATCATCGTCATAAGCAATACCATTTAGAGCATCTAAAATGCTTTTTGCCAAATTATCACAATCGCATTTTTTAGTGTATGGAATTAATCCATTAATCATCTGTTCCTTTTTCTTCTTACTTGTTAATTTAGGTATTGAGAACACACCTATTATGTCTGCCTCTATTCCACCCTCAAGCTTTTTTACTTTGGGATATGACAGTTTTACAAGATTTTCATAGTTTACAGTCTTTTCAGGAGTATAAGTCCTTACCTGTCTTCCTGCTCTTGAAAACTTTGGTCTTTGTTTTCCCATTGGTTTGCCATATATAATAAATTTAACTTCTTTGCTCACATCTATACTCTCCTCTTTACATTTCCAATTTCTTTAAAAGTCTTTGCTTTGCTAAAGCATTTATATTATTGCTTCTCCCTTTAAAATTAACTAGCTTATTAGACTTGTTATTTCGACTTATCATAACTGTACTTAGTCTGTTTTGCTCTTTAATAAGCCAATTATTTATAAAACGCTTAATTCCCTTTTCTGTTTTTCTTTTACTTGGATTAGATATAAGCCAGCCTTTCATATTTCTTAATTGCTGTATTACATCTACATTGGGATAAATAGCTTTAAGCTTTGTTATTTCATTACTTGTTACAAAATATTTTTTTCCCCCTATAAGAATTAAATCTATGTTATTTGAGTCTTCTTCTGATACCAGTCCTGTTTTTGGAATGGTATCAACAGAAGTAGTATTTATACTACTTCTATATACTATACTCTTCTCTTCTCTACTCTGTGTACTTTGGTCTACATTTTTTGAGTTTCTGCTTACATTAACTAAGTTATTGATTACACTATTACTATTTTTATCTACACTAATTAAGAGGTATGACTCTTCCCACTCCACTTTTTCACGTCTGGACGTTGCGTTTAAGTACCTTTCTTGTATATCTTTTGAAGTTAATATTTGGTACTTTTGAAAAAGTTCTTTGGAGAATATACCCCTTTTGATACAAGCCTCAATTACTTGAGTTATTAACTTTTTGCCCTCACAATCCGAACCAGTATTTTCTAACGCGAAAAGCAAGAGTTCTTCTTCGCCCAATTCACAGTAGTAACCAAACCCCCCATATATTTTTTGTAGAAGTTTAACGACTAAAGCAAATCCTTTAAGTCCAAATTCTGCTTGTATCAATCTAAATTTATCATCAGGTAGACAGTCTAGTTCAAAATAGTCCAATCCTCTTTTTATTGGACGTGCCATTTACTAAATCTCCTATTACTGCATATAATCTAATTACTCTATATGCTTATA